CTTTTGCCTGATTACACTCCCAACAGCTGGGTACAAGATTTGATGTAAGGTCTTCCCCACCAAGACAGCGAGGACGTACGTGGTCAAGTGTAAGTTCATGTAATTCATAAGTTTCTCCACAATAAACGCATTGACAGTTGAAGTGTTCCTTAATGGCTCTTCTCCAGAGCCGTTTTGCTTCTGGACTGGTCATGGTTATTAGGTTTTGGAGGTAGTGATCAGGCGTAGGTAGTAACGGGGTCATGCGTACTTTTGATTAGTACGTGGTCTACGTCGGTTAGTAGCGGGCTTTTCCAGCTTCCCTTTATCAGGTCCGGTATGAGATGCATCCATCCCATCACCATTACCATATGTGCCAAGTTTTCTATTTAGTTTGTTAGCAGCAGTACGGATCTTTAAACCGTTGTTGGTTTTGTTGTACTTTGATTGCTGCTTTTGTCGGCGCTGTCGTGCCTTCGGGTTCTGTTTGTAGTACTCAGATGTGCTTTGAGCCATAGAGCCTCCGTTGCACCATTTCAGGATCTACTTTAGGCATCACAGACGCCAGTTTATCAAGGGGATTGCCGTCATAAGCAACCCCACTGATGTCGTTTTTAGCTAGCCAATCACACGCGGCTTTAAGGTCTTGTGTACTGGCTTCACCGGATTTAATGCGTTGGAGGAACTCAGTTGTTACGAGGTTATGAAGCTCGTTAAACATGTCCTCCGAGGCTTTCTTTTTATTAGCCATGACGCAGTGCAATTTGATCTAGTTTGTTTTCGATCCTGATCATGTGATCTTCCATTTTTTGAAGAGCAGCAGTCAGTTCTTGACGTGGGACGTATTTTTCCGCAATGCGAAGTTCAAGGCCATCAATGCGCTTATCAATCACATCCATACGTGCGGATGAACGGCCGTTGAGAGCAGCAACTCCTCCTCCAACGCCAATAATGAGAGAGAAAACTCCTGTAATGATTGCTTCAATCATTCTGCTCCATTAAACGGATAAGTTTTTGGGCATAAACAGGATCGGTGGCGTATCCTTCACGCTTTAGCAGATATGCACAGTCTTCACGGGTGGCTGCACGGTTAACACCTTTGTAGCCTTTGTAATCTTTGTACCACTGGGTAACCAGATGGTTGACGCAATCGTAGGGAGTAGCAAAGTCTTGAAAGGATGCTTTGATCGTGACTGGACCGTTGCCATAATCTTCCCAGGTGGTCTTAACCGTGCCTGGACCTTTGATACCAAAGAAGTTGTTCTTACCGCTCAGGGCGGTGCCATACGCAGACTCAAGTGCCCATTGGGCTGCCACAACTTCAGGAAACTTGGCACCAGCTGCAGCAGCAGCAGCTTCGATGCCATCCCATGTATTAGTGAATTGCTGCTTGGGAGGTTCAGCGGGAGGAAGCCTCCACAGTTGAACCCATTCCTGAGAATCAGAAAGGCCCTCCTTACCCAAGAGTTTCTCAAGGGCTTGGAGGGCTTTGATTTGGTTGGGCAGACCTTTGTAGTACTTGGCTACGTCAGTCAGCCGGATACTCATTTGAAGGTATCCTTGAGTTGTTGAAGTTTGTCGTCCTCTTTACGCAGAGGCTTTAGAGCGTTGATACCAGCAAGGATGATTTGGACAACGCTATTCGATTTCAGTTTGCTGTTGCCAATCACTTCAGAGGCAACAAACAGGCCAAGGAAAAGCAGGGTTTCATAGGAAACCTTAAGGCCAAGGATGGTAAGCATTGGTAATTACCGGTTAGGGTTTGTAAGAATCAAGCCCAGGGCAGTCCCGAGGCTTTAGTGGGCTGACGCTGCTCATCAAGTTGAGTCTGAAGTGCTGCGTGGATTTCTTGGACCTTTTCTTCGCCAATCTTAGGCAGCAGCCACTCCATGACCACTTGATCCTCAGTCAGTTCGCTGAACGGAATCAGATCGCCTTCAGGGCGCTCAAGGCCGATAGAGCCATACGCTCCGGCGCTGTAGGTATCATCCTTGGCATCCACAGTGTAGTGAATGATGTAAACGTAACCGTCGCTAGTTTCGCGTTCAAGGTTGGCAACGCGCCAGGTATAGCTCGTATTGGTATCAGACATAGGTTTAAAGGTTAGGAATGTTGTACTCTTGAGTGGTGTTTGCGTAGTGTTTCCAGATCACATCTGCAGTGTTTCCTGCCCAGGCAGCAACTTGAGCAATAGGAATATCAGCCTCAATCCAGCGACTGATTGCAGTGTGACGCAGATCGTAAGGACGATAAAGATTAGAGATCAACTCAGCAGCCTTAAGTTGTTGCATTTTCTTTCGGAAATAACTTTGATAAGCCAACCGGTCCCAAGGAAAAAGGAACTTGTTGTTGCTATCAAGAGTAGAAAGAATTTGCTGACATTTATCGTTGAGAGGAACCCAACGCTTTTTATTTGTTTTGGTGCTGTGTTTAAGCCCGTGAGTAAGGGTATAGTTGCGGTGAACAAGGATTTTATTATCCTTAATATCTTCCCACATTAGCGCCCGTACTTCACCGGTTCTCATTGCTGTTTGAAGCATAAACTCAGCATAAGCTGCCCAATTAGTTGATTTGTACGTACGTTTATCAGCTAAGGTTGAGAAGACAACATCAAGTTCATTACGTGGAATGACAATGATTTCTTCATCGCGTTGTGGCGCTTTAGGCATCCTAAACGATTGAATAGGGTTGCGTTCAATTAAACCGACATCTTCTTGACTTGCCCAACGATATAAACTTTTAAGATACATCGCTACACGACGAGCAGATTGAATTGGTTTTTCCTGCAACAACCATACCATTATAGCCCTTCCATCAGTTTGAAAATTCTGATGAGGACAACGCGATAACCATTTTTGTGCTTGACGATAATCAGAAGTCAAACTTGTGGCTTCCAAAGAAATAGAACGTTCAGCAACAAACTGGTTCCAAACATCCATCAAAACAAGAGTCATAAATTGTGGGTGGAAAAAGTGGATGGGGGATGAACAATTATAGCATCCCCGTTAGTTTAAAAAATTTAGTGAGTAGGACTACTCCAGCCCAAGAGCAGTCTTGATCTCCTCAGGGCTTTGCGCTGCATCAATGTCGCTTTGGATGGCAGCGTATTTATCCCGGATCTCTTGGCGCTTGGCCTCTGCCTCAGCGGCATCCTTACCGGGGATTTGCTTCATGATCACTTCGTCGTAGGGCTTGAACTCCTCAGTCCGCATGACGCGGCGCTTGTCGTGGCCAATGGCTTTGGCTTTGTCCAGATTGATGGTGATCATTGGGCTGCCTCCTTGGCGGCGAAGTAAGCGTCGGCACCGATGCCGTAGCCGTCAGGGTTGCTGAAGTCGGCTTCCCAGGCATCGCGGAAGGTGCGGTCGTCAGGGATTTCGGCTGCATCAGCCAACAGGTAAGGGACACCAGCAGGCACGTCCTTTTGGGCAACGTCCTTGATGGGAAGTTCGCCGGTTGGGATGATGACGGAAATGCCTCCGATTTCGTTTTGGAAGATGATTCTGTTCATCGGAATACTCCGCAAGTGACAGTGGCATAATCAACATATGCTGTATCAGCATTGTTGCGGCAAAGAAGCGAGATCTGTCCCGCCCCAAATCCACCTGTTCCTATGTTTGAGTTTGTGGAAGCGTTGAAACCGTCTTGTGATCCGCCTAGCCCTACGGCAAAGTCTGCGTCCGCCAGCCCCGTCGTAAAGTTCACCGAATAGTTCCCAACTCCATTATCCGCAATACTGCTCACGTTACCCGATGCCCTGATTGCCACGGTACCAGTGCCGTTGAAGTTCACCCAGGCGCGGCAGGCGAAGGCGGGGTAAAGAGTAGATCCACCTGGAACAACGGTAGAGATTGCACCATTGTTGGCGATACGCATCCGCTCCGTCGGGCTGCTCGCTCCGTCGGCGGTGGTGCTGAAGACAAGCCTGCCCGGCATGTCGTTAGCGCCAGGGGTGCCGTCTACTTGGCAGGAAATTTGAGCGCCGGTGGTTGCATAGTCGGTCCCGTCGTCTCCGTTGAAATCAATTTGGCCAAGGTTGTCGCCACTTTGGACAATCGTATAACTACCCGGCGTGGTGTTTCTACTCTTGGTAAGAATCAGGCCAGGACCACCGCCACTTGCAGCTCCCCTAACGATCTCTGCGTATCCGTTAGTTGATGTCCCGAATAGCTGCAGTCCTGCGCCAAAGCCAACGCTAGTAGACGTGCCAACTAA